CGTAAAAAGGCTTTTAAGTTAAAAGGATATTCTACAAAGGAAATTAATACAATTTGGGAGGAAACCAAAAATGGGAAAAATGAAAATAATATCTAAATTATGTGAAGAGGAAGATAGAAATGGCTTAATTCAATTATTAAATAAAACAGATTTAAAAAATAAAGTTTGGGGATTGACTAATAAAACAATAGAAGAAGTTGCTGATGGTTTTATTGATGCTCACAAGAAAATGAGAGATAGAAAAAATGATCCAGCTTATAGAAAGTTAAATGAAATACATGACAAGTACAAAAAATGACAAGTTATACTGAAACAATATTAGAATTAGAATCATTTTTAGATAGATACCAAAAAGCACTTGAAGAAATAGCATCATCAAGTAATCAAGCAAATCCTATTAAACTAAAAGAGATAGCTAGGGTAGCTCTTGACGGAGAACCCACTACTGCTGATAAGTTTAATGAAATACAAGATTATGGACCTCCTTATTCTATGGCTAACCCAACTGGTGAACCTATTAAAGATAGTCCTTTAGGGGCTGGTTTTGCTCATAAAGATATAAAGAATAAAAAATGATATGTCCTTGCTGTGGATACACATCTGATACAAAATATAATCCAAGCAAGAAAATAAGAGAATTAAGGGGAAGGAGATCAAAGCATACTAAAGGATTAATAAGAAGGGTTGTTAACCTCATACAGACTAACATACTAAGTGATAATGAATTAATAAGAGAATACTATTTTTGGCAGTCAATATCAAAAGTGCCAGATGATGTAGTGAATTGGTCTATAGAAAGATATTTAGAAAGCAAAAAACCATTATTTGATGGTAAAGGTTTTAAATATTTGACTAAGATAATATTGAATCATCAAAAAGATAGAGGCACTATAAGTAAAAATGAACGTCTACGGCATGGTAAACCACCAGCTGTAGTAAAAACAAAGGAGTATTGATGTTAGAATCAACACTATTTCCAATAAAAGAAGTGCCTGTTATGTATGATGTAGTAAGAACATCTACTGGTAAGATACATGATGTTAAAACAGGTTATAAACTAATAGTAAGAGAAGATAATGATAAAGTGCTTAGCTGTATGACAGATGAATATCAAGTAGTGACAAATAAGGAATTAGTAGATACAGCAGTGCCAATTTTAGAAAAACATAAAGCAGAACTAAAAGAAGCCGTGTCATTAGCCGATGGTCAGAAGACAATATATAAATGGATAATACCAGGTATTAAAATAAAAGTAGCTGAAGGAGATGAATTAAATCCTGAGATTATAATGAAAAATAGTTATGATGGAACTTTACAAGTACACATATTGGCAGGTGCTTTTAGAATAGTATGTAGTAATGGATTAATAATAGGTGTCAAATTTGGACAGAACAATTTCAAACATAGCGTTAACAATGTAAATCTTAAAAATCTTAATGAACAAATTGAAAAAACAATAGACCATACAAGTAATATGGCAGAAGGCTTTGAGATACTTTCCGATACAGAAATGAATGAAAGAGATATTTTCAAACTAGTTAAACTCTTCCCAAGTCAGATGTCTGAATTTCTTGTGCAATATTTAATTGCTCATAAACCAAAGACATATTGGGATTTGCTCAATTGCGGAACATATTTAGCTTCTCATAGAATGAAGAGACATTATCAGTCTACTCATAAATTAGAATCTGAACTATTTAGTAGTGTTTCCAAATGGGCAGAAAATGCAGCCAAAGCCTAAATTAAGCCTCGGGGGGCAGCTAAGTATTCTATACGCTCTTTTGAATACTCACAACTACACACAGCTGCCCTCCTTTTATAAGGGGGAAAAATGAATATTGATTGCCCAACTATTATACCTTATATGGGAGGAAAATTTGAATTAAGTAAAAAACTAATACCTATGATACCAAAACATACAAGATATATAGAAATGTTTTTTGGCGGAGGAAGTATGTTTTTTAGAAAAGCTAAAGCAGATTTCAATATATTAAATGATAAACATAATGATCTAATAAATCTCTATTTAACAGTCATGAATCAGTATGAACAGTTTCAAAAAGAATGTAATTCACTATTAAAATCCAGATACTTTTACACAGAGTTCAAGCAATACTTGAAGTCAGAAATAGAATATGAAAATATGCCAAATGCCTACAGAGCAAGTAGATATTACTATGTTATAATGAATGCCTTTAATCACACATTTTATAATCCTATAGCAAAAGAGAAAAATAGTTGGAATGATGATAAGTGGAAGAATTTGATAGAAAGTAAAAAGAAACTTGAAGATACCATGATAGAAAACTTAGATTTCAGAGAGTTATTTGATAGGTATCCTACGAAAAAAGATGATTTTTGGTACTTTGACCCACCATATGTTGTAGCTGGAGAAAGGGGAGATTATTACTTTCATGCGTTAGACAATAAAGATCATGAAGATATGGCAAATATCGCACAGAAAATAGATGATGATGGAGGGAAATTTATGATTTCATATGATGACCATACATTAATACATAAACTATATAACAATTATAAAATAAAGAAAATACCTATAAGATACAGCGGTCAATTAGTTGGAGATGATTATAAAAATGAATTGGTCATAACAAATTATGAACCAATAAACCAACAACTCACTCTTATATAAGGAGAGCAAATGAACGATAGAATAATGCCTCATTCAGAAGAAGCTGAAGAAGCAGTTCTTGGAGCCATTCTTGTAGATGGTTCAAAGGCTTTTGAAAGGGCTAATGCGTGGATAAGAGATGATGATGCGTTTTACTACAGTAAAAATAAAATACTTTATTCAATTATATCTGATATGCATAGAGAAGGAAAAGATATTGATATGGTAACCGTTGCTGATAGAGTAAGGGATTTAAAGAAAGAAAATTCACGATCTGGTCTTGATATCTATTATATAACTGGATTACCAGAAAAAATACCAACTACTTCAAATATAGAAAGCTATTCAAAAATTGTATGGGAAAAATTCATAAAAAGACAAACAATAAAATCAGCTCACAATTTATATAATACAGGATTTGACAGCAAGGATAAAGCAGTAGAAGACTTATTACATAGCCATCAGAAATTATTAACTGAATTATTAGAAATAGCACCAAGTAGAAAAAAAGAAATTAATTCTGTAATCAATGAAACTATAGATACTTTAAAGACTGGTAAGAATATTATAAAATTTGGATACCCAGCATTAGATAATATAGCAGGAGGGATGACAAGAAAGGAAATAACAGTAATAGGCGGCAGACCTGGACATGGTAAGACGACACTAACTATCAATATTATCTACAGCTTATTGAAGCAAGGGTACAGAGTAATGATGTTTAACAGAGAAATGAGCAATATAGAGGTTATTAAGAAATTTATGATTATGGAAAGCAAAGATTTGTTATATGAACATCTAAGAACTGGGGATATTGAAGAAGGAAGAATACAAGCAATAGAAATGATGGCTGATAGTTTAAAAAATACTTTAAGCAATTTAATTATGTATGATGATATCAAGAATCTTAATGATGCCATGAGGGAAATACAAAGAGAGAAACCAGATATTGTAGTTGATGATTATATACAGTTAATTAAAACAGAAGGCAGAAACAATAAAGATAGAAGATTTGAAATTGAAGATATATTACTTGAATATAAATGGGTATGTAAAAAAGAAGATTGTGCTGCTATATTAGTATCCCAGTTAAATAGAGAAATAGAAAAGAGAATAGAACCAAGACCAAGATTAGCAGATTTCGCAGAAAGTGGAACAATAGAACAAACAGCAGAAACCGCTTTACTTGTATTCTATGGACATAATTTTAATGATGAACAATTTGATAAACATGAAATAGAAGTCATATGTGATAAAGCTAGATATGGCAAGGTAGGAACTTATGTAATGGGTTTTAATGGCAATAAATGTAAATTCTATTCAAATGCTGATGATGCCAGGAATGAACTAATTGATTTCAATAAAAATAAAACCAAGATTAGTCCAGATAGAGCAATGTCAAATGTGCGGGCGGACTTTTAGTAGCAATACAAATTATGAATTAATATCAAAATACAGTAACACCACATTATATATATGCAAAAAATGTGCTATAAGGGAATATTATGGAACTAAAGCAAAGACTGGTAAAAGGTGGAAATCTGACCAAGAAAAAAACAGATTATTCGGAGAACCAATTAATAATAGGGATTGACCCAGGTAAGTCTGGAGGAATAGCTTGGATAGTAAAAGATGACTTAGGCAATGCAGCAGAAATATTAGCAGAAAATTGTCCAGCTGAAATAGATGATATGTCATGTCTAATAAAAAATATAACTAAAGATATAAAAAGTATTTGCTATTTAGAATCAGTCCATGCGTTCCCAACAGACGCAAGAAGTTCGGCTTTCAAGTTTGGAATGAATTTTGGGATATGGCAAGGTATACTAAGTTCATTCAATGTTGAAGTCGTTTTAGTTACACCAAGAAAATGGCAACGTCATTTTGGTGAGTTGCCTAAAATTAAGAAAGAGAGAAAGAATAAGATGAAACAGATCGCAACTGAACTGAGTGGATTAAAAGCCACACTAAAAACATCTGATGCAATATTATTAACTATATATGGGTATTCAATGGATATGGGTGGAAAATGGAAAATCCAAAAGTAACTAATGCATTTTCAATTGGAGATAAATTTGTAGGTATAAATAGATGCCAAATAGAAGTAGAAGAAATCAAACAAAGTGAATATAGATTATATTTATTTCCATTTGAATTTCAGTTATCTACAAGTAATAGAAGTATAAGACTAGGATTCAAAATTTTAATGATTGTATTAAGATTTGAGTTTGTCTATGAAAAATGATGATTTA